TTAATAAATTGTTTAATCTTTCTTTTTAGTTTTTTTAACATGTTTCCTCTTTGGTTTTAGCTCTACAACTTTGTCTGTTTTTTCTTTTGCTTCATTTAAAGGTTTAAAACCTCTTAATGTAAAATGATTTATGTTTGCCTCGTATTGTATCTTACTTCTTACAATAGTTTTTTTTCCATTTGTTAATTTTATATTCATAATATCTCCTTATATCCTATGGCGAGTTTCCTCGCCATAGAAAAGTAGTTATTAGTTGATTACTGACTCGCCTAATATTTCTACACCGTAAGAGTCATGTAGTTCGCCAACTCCATATACTGCAGTTGCTACGATCTCGTCTGCTCTTAAACTAGCATCTCTTTGAGTTTCAATTTTAAGGTCTTGCATCATAGCTAAAGCTAATGCATCTTGATGGAACATACCACCTTTACAGCTATCTGTATCAGTTGTGCCATCTACATTTGATGTTTCAAAGATTCTAGCACCACCAATAGTTCCGATGTATCCTGTTCTTAATGCCTCGTTTGTAAGGTCATTAGGATTTGGATTTACGAAAGTATTAGTTAATGCTTTTTTAACATTGTATGCTACTTTTGGATTTAAAACACAAGAGTAACCTGCTGGAACTGCCGCTTGTCTTAAAGTTGCTGATGCTTGGAAAAGCTTATCAACAGTTACTTCTTGACCAGCACCACCGATAGATGTCTAGGAGCTGAATTCCTAGCCATGTCCGTTAATGTCGTCATAATTCCATTTTCTGACGCAGTAATTGATACTGATGTTGGATTGATTGCTGTGTTAGATAAATCAGATGCTTCTGATACCGCGTTCGCACTTACTGCCGCGTAGATCGGAACTTCAACTGACTTTCCACCACCAGCGATAGCATAGTTTTTTACAAGTGGTCTCATTGTAGAAACTTCACTTGCTACAAACAATGCCTCTGCAACAATCTCAGTGTATAATTCCGAGAGCGTTGACGATGTTGTTTCATTTGCCATTTTATTTACCTATTATTTGTTATTTGTTAAGTTTATTTGAACAGGACTTGAATCTCTTTTTCTGCGATACTCTGCATACTTCTGACGATCTTCTGCCTTGCTCATGTCTAAGTCCTGAATATTAAATGGTTTTACAGTTTTACCTTCGATACTACTCTGGCTCCCTACTCCAGACAATGACCCTTTCGAGAAATGTGGGTTAGCATCTAAAAACTCTTTTACTGATTCTTCAATCGTAAGTAGTTCCCCTTTGTCGTTATACCTAATATTATTATGTTTATCAAGTATTTCAATACGATTATCATCTGACAATTTAATATTGCTTTTCATCAACTCTACAATTTGTTGAGGATTTACTGCATTCATTTTAGAGGCAACTGACATAACAGAATTGTCAATTTTTTCTTTTTTAATCATATTTTTCATATTCAGCAACTCTTGATCTTTTTCTGCTATTCTTTCTTTCATTAGCTTTTCTATTTCAGCTTTTGTTTTAGCATCTTGTAATTGCTTTTCTTTTAACAATTCATCATCTTTTTTCTTTTGTTCGTCTAATTGTCTTTGATGTTTTGTTTTTTCTGCCTCTAATCTTGATTTAATTATGTTATCAAGTTGAGCCTGTGTAAATGTTTGCTCTGGTGCTTTTTCTACAACAGGTGTTTCTTCTTGCTTTGTTTCAGTAGGTTGTTCTACTACCTTTTTTTCTTCTGACATTTTATCTCCTTATATTTTAAGTTTGCCATTTGTATCATACCAATCTGGATTAACAAATGACCATTGATGACGACAATTATAACCACCACGAACTATCAAAGGATTACCAGCTTTCTTGCCTTTCCAAGAACGTTGCCATAGTTTTTTGACTTCATCAATTGTGAAAAGTCCATTTCTTCTTATATCAAGTTTTCCTGTTCTGACAAGCCTACAAAACTCTCTAGTGGTAGGTATGTTTGAGCCTTGATATTTAACAAAAGTAAGACCAGCATCTTTAGACTTTGCAAGATTTAGTTGTGCATCAAATTCTCTTAATGAATCATTAAGTATTTGACCAGCATACCTTTTCATGTTTTCTCCAGCCCTATCTCTAGCAAATTTAGATTGTAGTGTTTGTATGTTTTTGTCTAGCCTTGCTCTTACAACTTTACCTTGTGCAGTTCTTTTGTCTAATCTACGTACTCTAACCTCATCTTTTTTAATTTTGTTAACTAATTTGTTTACTTCTTTATCATCTGCACTAGCATAAATACCATTGATAGTTTGTCTTAGTTCTTTTTCGAGTTCTGTAAATTCTACACTTGTAAGAGTAGATTGATGCATTAGTAAGTTGCTGAAACTCTCTTGGTATATTGCCAATACCTTTAAATGCTCTTTCAATTCTTTTAGCTTGTTTTGTAAAACCCTCTCTAACAACTGTATCTGACCAAGCTAAATATTCCTTTTCAAGTATTGCTCTGATCTTTGGTTGCATAGATACTGCAATTTTAAGATCATATAATCTTTCTAAATCATCTGTGGGTAAAGTTCTACCAGCAAGACTCACAACTTCTTTTTCTATTTTATCAAGTGTTGCTATAAGTGATTCGTAGTATTTTGCTTCAGCAATTTCTATTTGCCTAATTCTGTACTCTGCAAAATCTTGTACTTTGTCTGCCATTCATTAAACTTCTTCTTCTTCAACTTCTTCATCTTCTTGTGCAGGCTCGTCTTGGGTAAATTGTCCTGTTTCTGCATTTGAATCTATTTCATCAAATATTTGTGATAGTTTTTCATCATCATCAACAACTGTTCTAGCAATTTCTTTATCAACTTCTTTACTAAATGTAGATGATCCTATATTCATAGCTTTTGCTTGTTGGAAATAAACAAGATCACTTGCATAATCTCTAATGTTAAATGAGTCAGGATAGTTTATTTCGCCATCAAATGTTGTGTTTTGAAATTCTGCATAAAGTTTAAATATTTGTTCTTCTGCTAATTGTAAGTTATCTGCTTTTTCTGATAGTCTAGCATTTAGTAATTCAAATTCTGTTTGTAGTGCAATACCTGATGATACTTGTTGTTTCGTAGTTCTTACTGCTCCTGTGTGTGCAATTCTATTTATTGATTCTACTTTTTTTGTAATTGACTCCATTATTGCAGTTAAATTTTGTCCTGATGGTTGCAACAAATATGGTTTTAAATTTGAGTCCATT